AGCGCCGCGGGAAACCTGAGCTTTACTGGACGCCGGCGCCCATGGCCTTCTTGAAGTCCCCTTCGAGCATACGGGCGGCCGTGCGGCCGGTCATGATTTCGCCGAATTCGATTTCGGAGATATCGACCTCGAGGGGGCCTGGGACGAGTCCAGGAACAACGACCACGGGCCCGACGAGCCCGTAGCGTGTGCCGTTGATCGTGAGGGTGATCATCTGCACGAGTGGGGCGCGGTCCGGTTCCTCGAGGCTTAGGTCGTCCATGTGGTTCATTCCCTGATGTTGCGCTTAGAGTCGAGCCAATGCAAATCGAGCAGCAGTCGCTCGATGTGCGAGGACAGCCCGTCGCGTTCCTGTTTGAGCCCTTTGACTTCCTCTGCGAGGGACTCGAGGAGGACGTTTTGGACTTCGATGCGTCGGCGCAGGGCGAAGACATACTCCCGGAGCTGGAGGTCGTGGATCGAGATGGGCGGGTCGTCGGTCGAGTTGATCGCGGGGACTAGCATGTTGCGGTCTCCCTCTCGTAGTAGCCTTCTTGGTTCAGGATGGCGCGTACCATGCTCTCAGCGGCGAGGGCGTCCTCGACCAGAGGACGCAGGGCCTTGGTCCGTGGCTCGTGGTTATAGCCTCCTGTGAGCTCGAGGGTGAGCCCTTGGAGGGCCATGTTGGCCTCGTGGAGGGCGAGGAGGGTGTCTTTGCGGTTCATCGTGGGGTCCCCCGCAGCCGGTCGGAGATGAGCTTGGCGTAGCCGGCGATATCGTCCCAGTTGTCGACCTTGTCGGGGTTGCCGTTGACGATACGGGACATCTTGCTGGCGATCATCTCGAGGGCTTCCCATTGGTCGTCGGCGAAGGTGCGGCCGTGGTCTGAGGCGTGGTCGGCCATGGCGCGTTTGAGGGCTTGGGCGAGGCGGGAGTTATCGGCGAAGGTGCCGTAGTCCGTGGCCCGTGAGTCGAGGATATCGTCGATGGGGTCTTTGTCCGTTGTCTTGAGGTCATCGAAGAGTGCTGTGGTCTCCTCGTTGCTGAGGAGGGCGGCGTTCCACTCGCGCGCGTCGGCCTCGGACTTCCCTGCGGCCTTCTCGCGAAGCTTGTAGGCGTAGGGGATGGAGATCCCGAAACGCTTGGCGACGCCGCTGACCTTGGCGCCGGGGCTGTCGTGGAACCAGTTGATGGCGCGTTGGGCGGCATCGGACTTCTTCAGTTTCTTACCGGATTTCATTGGGCACTTCCTTCTGTTGGTAAAGATAGGCGACACAAGAGGGCGGCAAAGCCGCTTCGCCTGAGTCGTAGGCACAGGCCGCGGCGATCGGGTCGGAGGCGCTGTTGATGTACTCTGTTCTCAGATGCAAGTCGTACGCGCAGTACGCAAAAACACTGAGAAGAATAGAGCCAAGCACGCCGCAGACAGCAGCAAAAAACTTTATATCACTTTCCATTTCAATCTCCTTTCTAGGCTTTCTAACGATTAAAAGTAGTCTCTTCCGCCCCTCGAGCATCTCCAGTTTGGCCTAGGGAGATGCGGGTCGATGGGCCTGCGTTTATTGCGCAGGAACCAAGTTATACCCACAAAGACGGATAAAAACAAGAGTAGACCCAGTCCAGACATAAGTATCTCCTTCGTCATTTCTTCTTTCTCGCGGCCTTTATACCCCGCCTTTCCTCGAAGTGCAAGATGCGGTGGCAGTTGGCGCAGAGGGGGATGCACTTCTCCTCCGCCTCCTTGATGGCCTCCTTGAGGTTGTTATGTTTGACAATAAGCTCATTCACCGAGCGTTTGTTGTGGCGGATCACGTGGTGAAAGTCGATGACCGCGGGGTGGGAAAACCCGCAGTGGAAGCAGAATTGCTTGGAGCGGTAGTCGAGCCAGGCCTTCTTGGTAGCGGTGCGGCGCGCGCTCGACTGATCGATGACGTGCTGGGTGTTCTTCAAATACCAGCGACGCGAGTACTCGCGTTGCCGTTTGCGTCGGACGTTGGCGTCCTTGAACGGCACTAGAGCCGTCGTTTCCAGTAGAGGGCTCGTGCAAAGGAGTAGGGGATGGCGGGCTCGTAGAGCCGGAAGCCACAGGTGATGAGATTGTTGGCGCTTGATGCGTTATCCGTGGTGTCTGAAACCGCCCAGTTGTACCCCTGACGCTTGGCCCAGAGCAGCCGCGCGCGGATGAGCCGGCGTTGGATGCCTCCGCCCCGGGCGAGCGGTGTGACACCGCAGCGCCCGAGGTAGACCCCGTCAGGGATTTGTTGGGAAGGAGACAGACACGCGAATGCGACCGGCGTGCGCCGGTGGTAAGCGATCCACCAGACCCCTTCTTCCGGGAAGTACAAAGCATCGTGCGGCAGACAAGCCCGTTGCAGCTCGATAAGTGTCTCTTCGACTTCCGGGTTAGAAGGATCGACCTTTTCACAGACGACCTTCATAGGGCGTCAGTGTACGGAAGATCCCTGTCATTTCAATGTCGTGCCGTAGTATTTTAGGATTGTTTCAAGGCAGAACAGGTGGCCCTCGAGGGTCTTGATATCCAGGTCGCGATCGGTGTCGAAGATGGCGGAGCCTTTGCCGGCTTTGCGTGCCGCGAGGTCCGTGGTCATTGAGCCGTAGGTCGCGGTCAGTTCCTGGACGACGAGCTGTTCGATGAGATCGAGGGGCAGATCGAGCGTCACGGACGCGGGCTTGGACTTAGGGGGTTTGGTCAGGAACTTCCTGGCGCCCTTGTTGCCGAGGGTGCGTTTTAGGACGGCGTTACGGGTCATGGCTGCTCTCCTATGACGAACACTGGGGTGTAGTCCCCGACGTAAGAGCCGATGACGTTGTAGTGCATGTGTTCAACGGCGTCTTCTTCGGTCATCTCGTCGCGTGTTATCAGTATCTCTACGCACTTGTTGTAGTCGTACACGGCGATCAGTTTGGTGTGTTGCCACCCAAGACCGATCAATGCGTCCTCAAAGCCGTCAGCGTATAGCGTGTTCGGATCAAGTGGTTCTTCGGTCATTTGCTCCCCCTCGCACGGATGGCTTGCATTTAGCCGGTTATTTGGCCGGTTATGGCCGGTCATGACTTTTTGACCCCCTGTGCGAGAGCGAAAAACTTCTCCAATTTCTGCACTGTGATATCCGTGCTGTTAATTCCAAATACGATCCCGGCTTTCTCGGCGAGTTTGATCACGGTGTATTGCTCACCGCCTTCCAGCGAACGGGCGCACTCTTCGCAGTGTGTTTTCTTACGTAGCCTTGGGTAAAGGTTGCAGTAGTCACAAGTCAGTTCCTTGTCCATCCACTGCCAGCCGAAGCATAGTCGCATCATGGCACGGTGGAATGCGTGGGGTTTTCGGGTTACTCCAAACTGCTGGACACCCTCCGCGCCCGGCAGTAGCCAACGGCCTAGTTCTTTCTTCTGATGCACAGATGTCATTTGCTCTCTCCCCTCGCACGGATGGCGGCAGCGCATCGCTCAAGTGTTGGAATATGCGTCAATGCTGTTGGGTCTTGCGGCACCGGAACATCCTCACACGCCCGCGCACACGCCTCCCGCTCGGCTGCTGCGACAAGGGCGGCGAAGCGAACATTAAAGACTTCCAACCATCCGGGGTGATACTCGCCTTTAGCGTAGATGGTATCAACGTAATCCTCCGCCTCCCGCGCCATCCTGATGATGTCCTCGCGTGTCATGTCTTGCTCCCCCTCGCACGGATGGCGTTAGCGATGTCCCATGCTGCGGCAGATTTTCCGGGGTTGACCAGCAAGATGGCGGTGTTTTCTATCTGGCTGTCGGCAATCTTCGCACACGCCTCCCGCTCGGCTGCGGCGACATATTCCGCATACCGATAACGCGCAAGACCATCACCCGCAGTGATTGATATGTTCACGGATTTATTCCACAGCGCGTCCAGTTCTTCGTGTGTCATGTCTTATTTTCCTTCAGCGCGGTACTAAGCACATCTATCGCAGCCCAAATCGGGCGTAACGGTTCGCACTCCTCACAATCCGAATCGCCACAGTCGCTGTCGGCGTGGCTGACAAGAGCGCGCAACTCTGAGCGCATGTGCGTAATTACGGCGCGGGGCAGGGTAATTGTTTCGGTCACGGCTGCGCCCCCGCTGACAACTGGACTGCGTACAATGCAAAGACGATGCCCGTCAAGAGGATGATGCCTAGTGTGACGCTTAAAAAAGTATGCGTCTCATCTGCATCTGCTAACTCACGGCGCACTGCGTTCAGTTCAAGATCTTTGCGGAAGAGCGCGTCCTTGAGGTGTCCGTTCTCTCGCACAAGGTCACGTATCTGTTTGTTGAGCCGGTCCCTTGAGTACTCCATAGTTTTATCGTTCATGTCCTAACCTCCTATTTCTTCGAAGAAGGGGGCCTTGACTTCCAGCCCTGCGATGTTTGTTGAAACCCTACAGCAAGGAGTGCCTCGGGGGTGCGGCATGCCCCGTCGACACGCTTGTGGCTGCGGAAGCTCTCGGGCGTAGCGAAAACCTGTTTGCACTCCGTGCAGCGACGGATCTTTGCGACGCTCATTGATCACGCGTCTCGAGCATGATGTCCGCGAGCCGATAGGCTTTATGCACGGCAGAGTACACAGACTCCAGGTCGTCTCGTGTCACAAGCCCTGACAATGCGTGAGCGGCGAAGTAATCGCGCAGCGTGAGGCCACCTTGGATGCTGGCGTCCCCGTCGTCGTTGACTACCCGATCAGGAAAGATGTTGGTCATTCTAGGTCTCCGTCGTCGTATTCATTTTCAGCAAGTTCCTCGATGATCTGGTCTTCGAGCAGGATGCGTTGAGATTCACTCAACACCTTGAGTATGTTTACTCGCGAGACCTTCCCATCGGGCTTCTCCAGTGAGGCATAAGCGGCCTGGATATCGATCATCGGGGGTAACATGACGCCCTTGACATCCATGGCCTCGAGCACCTCAAAAGTGAGTTCGACGCTTAGGCTTAACTGTGTCAGATGTTTCACTTTCTTTCTTCCTGTTAGCCTCAATGCGGGCGAGGAGCTCCGCTTCCTTATGCGTCTTGTCAAAGAGCTCGTCGATAAGCGGGCGTAGGATGGACCCCATGCCGGCCTTGTAAAACTTCTGGAGTTCCTTGATCTTCTGGTAGGTCTCCAGATGGATCATGATCGACTTGAACTTTGTGCCCTTGCGCTTTTCGGGCGAATAGCGGCCGGGGTAGCGGTACAGGCGCCTGCGCCGGTACTTCCAGACATAAGCTTTTAGCTTATCGAGCTTTTCTTTTGCCCCTTCATCCCCGTTTTCCACGCGTTCAGTTAAGCGCTTAACCCCAATGCGTGGAAAGCGCTTGTTGAAGTCGTCGTAACTCAGGTTGGTCCACTTCAGACCTTTCGGCAAAACACTGGTGTCGCCTTTTTTCTTGCGGCTAGGCATACGGTTCTCCTTTCTTGTCCTCGACTCTACGCGTTCGATACCCGAAACGCAACTACTCTTTTGCCTCGCCCCATGAGGGCCCGATCTCCACATCCACCCGGGAGGGGACCTCGAGGGAGACGGCTTCGGCCATGATCCGTGCGGCTTCTTCCGCTTCGGACCGATCGTTCACGCTGACCGCTATTTCGTCGTGCACTTGCAGGAGGAGGCGGAACCCGGCCTTGTTGAGGGCGACCATGGCGGCCTTGGTCTGGTCGGCGGCGGACCCTTGGATGAGGCGGTTGAGGCCCTTGTAGGTCATCGCACGTTTGATCCGTGGTCCGTATTCAATGACGGCTTGTTCGCGTGGGAGGGCCTTGTTGATGCCGTATTCGACGGGTTCCCAGAGGGGGAAGCGGCACTTTCGGCCGAGGAGCGTACGGATCGAGCCCCCGGAGGCCGGGTGTTCGATGCGCTTCATGACGGAGTTTACGGTGCCCTTCAGGAACGGGACGTTCATGTGGAAGCTGTTGATGAGCTCTGCGGCCTCGTCGAGGGGCAGGTCGAGGGAGTTGGCGAGCTTTTGCTTGCCCATCCCGTACATCAGCCCGAGCCCGATTGTCTTGGCGGCCTTGCGCTGGATCCCCGCCATATCTGCCACCATTTGGTGGAAGTCGGTATCTGGGTTGTTGCGATATGCGTCTGCCATGCGTTCCGCTCCCGGGAGGTCGAGTAGGGTGGCATAGTGGACGAGAAGCCGAGGCTCCTGTGAGCTGAAGTCATTGGCCGCCCAGAGCTGTCCTTCTTCGGGGAGGAAAAGCGAGCGAACCATCGGACCGATGATTTCATGACGCGCGGGTACCTGTTGTAGGTTGGGGTTGTTCATGGAGAGGCGCCCGGTGACGGTTCCGCCGTCTTCGGAGCGCATCTGGTTGATATGCGGGTGGATGCGCCCGTCGGCGGCGCTGTGCTTGAGATAGGGCTCGAGGAAGGTGCCGTGGGTCTTGTTGAACTCACGTGCTTCGATGATGAGCTTGGCGATCTCGTGCTCATGGCCGTCGAGGAAGCTTTTTGTGAAGCTCGGCAGGCCGGTGGTGGTCTTGGGGTAGGGGATCCCGAGCTTGTCAAAGGCCTTGGCGATGCTGGCCGCGGCCCATATGTCAACTTTTTCGCCAGAAATTAACTTGATCTGCTTAATGTGTTCGTTTTCTTTACGCTTAAAGTCAGCGATGAGTTGCTCGCACTTGTCGCGGTTGAAGCGGATGCCCTGAAAGGTGAGGTCGATCAGCACCGGCAGCAGCTCGGTTTCGAGGGTGAAGATGGACTCGACTTCGTCCTTACGGAGAAGCGCCTTCAGGTGGTGCCAGAGCTTGAGCGTGAGCGCCGCGTCCTGTTCGGCGTACTCGCCGACGTACATCGCCGGCAGTTTCCAGAGCTCCTTCTTGGCGTGCACGCCGAAGTCGGAGGCCGCGTCCTTCAGGCCCTGCTCGGACTTGACCTCCTTGAGGTAGTCAAAGCCGAGGCTGTTGAGGGCGTAGCTGAAGCGGTTCTCATCGATGAGGGGCGCCGCGAGCATGGTGTCGTAGACGGTGCCGTTGACCTTGAACCCGGATGCCCGCAGCCAGCCGAGATCGTAGGCGGCGTTGTGCATGACCTTGTCGCACGGCAGCTCGAGGACTTTCTTCATCCAGCGGTTGACGATGCGTTCGTCGAGGTTGCCCCCGCCCTGATGGGCGATCGGGAAGTAGCCCTTCCATCCGTCTACCGCGACCGCATAGCCGACGATGTAGCCGTCCTTGCGGGGCCATCCTGGCCCCATCGAATCCATGTGGGGGTCACACGTTTCAAGGTCGATCGCAATCTCCGTTGCGGAGGAGAGGTCTGGGAAACTGGCGGGCGGAATCCACTCGGAGGGTCGCTCGAACATAGGCATGGTCTTCAAAGTCTGAACCCCTTGTAAGAATTCTTGGGTAGAACGAAGTGTAAGGATTGCTTGGCGCGAGTAATACCGACATAGAGCAGCCGGTTGATGTCGTCGGAGTTCTTGTCGTACTCCTGCGCGAACTTGGTAGAGAGGTCGCCGATGAGGAGGACATTGTCCGCCTCGCCGCCCTTCGCCCCGTGGATCGTGGAGAGCTTGATCGGCACCTTGCCCGTGATCTTCACGCCGCGGCGTAGGAGCGCGATGAGGTAGTTGCGCTTGTCCTCGGCGATCTTCGTCAGCGCCTCGTGCCAGATCGCATCGGTCAGTAGGCCGTGGTCCTTGGTCAGCGAGGCGTGTGTATAGGCTATATCTACGCTTGCCGTTTTCAGCCCCTTATGTCCGCGTTTGACGGCGCTGGGGTCGAGGAACTTGTATATGGTTTTGACTGTCTCGAAAGGTATCTCCCCACCTTTTCGTAAGCGTTCCCAGCCGATGACGGCGGAGAGGACGGACTCGGGGATGCTCCGTTGTCCGTGGCGCTCGAAGAGCAGGCCTTGGGATTTGATCCACTCGTGCATATCGGTGAGCATGTAGTTTGCGGCGGCGAGCACGAGCCATTCGCCCTTGGTGATATCGACGTGGTGGAAGTCGTTATAGTAGGTGATCGCGCCGCCTTCGGTGCGGGGCTTCCAGATTTTAGGCTGACGCTTACGGATACGGTTTACGACCTGATCGGCGAGCGCGTGGATCTTGGAGGGGACGCGGTAGGATTGATCGAGGACTTTGACCTGGCCTTCCAGTGTCAGGAAGGAGTCGACATCGGCTCCAGCCCATGTGTAGACCGCTTGGTCGTCATCGCCGGCGATGTAAGTATGTTCGGCGCGTTCAATCAGCTCCTTGACGAGCCGCCACTGTAGCTGGGAGAGGTCCTGCGCTTCGTCGATGATGAGTGTTTTTAGCGACGGAAGTCTGTCAGGATCATCTAGGACTCTTTCCAGCAAGTCCGTAAAATCGAGAAGTCCGCGGGATGCCTTGTAATGTCTATACGCTCTGTCAACGTACTCGAAGTGGTGCCACTCGATCGCCATGCGGCTTTCGTTGTAGTGCTGGCGAAGATCCTTGCCCTTGATCCGCGCGATATTGACCTCGTTCAGGATGGGGTGGTCCGCCTTAATGGCAAACTCCTCTTCACCCTTCTCCACTCCCAACTCAATCCCCGCCTCTTTAGCGAACTCTGCGTAGTGTTCGGGGCCCATCATGTCCTTGCTGGTGATGCCGAGACAGCGATAAGCGAGCGAGTGCAGGGTACGGAACCACGGGAAGTCTAGGTCCGGGTTCAGCGCAGGGAACTTCTGGATCGCCCGATCACGGGCCTCGGTCGCGGCCTTGCGGGTGAACGCAAAGTAGCCGATCTGCGTCGGATGGATATCCTCCGCAAGTTCGTTTTGCACCACCGAGAGCAGGTAGGTCGTCTTGCCTGCACCGGGGGGACCGAAGACCTTCTCGACGCTCATGGCTCGATGGGCAATGTTGGGTAGTAAGGGGCAATTTGTATGGCGAACTGCTCGGGCTGTTCGGCCTGCTTGTCCTGTGCGTCTCGATAATCGTCGTATACGCCGACGATCGACACCGGGTGGTCCGGTTTGATCCAGTACACGACGAACACCATGAGTTGATGGTTATGCATCGCCGTCTCTTGTAAGTTCTTCTTCCGCGGCAAGGATCTCTTCGACTCGATCCATCGCACACGGCCATACGATGATGGGAGTGGTTTCGCCGACATAGCCGCCCTCGATGTTGTAGCTGATGTACTCCTCTGCCTCGTCCAGGGAGAGCCCGGACTCGTGCATGAGGATGGTGACGATGGCATCGCCGTCGTAGATCAGCGTGTCGATGCGGCGTGCACCGCCGCCTTCTGCTCGCTGCCACACAGTTGCTATGCCGACTAGTGCACTGTCAAAGCCGTCTATCTTGAGCATCAGAATGGACTCCTGCTTTTCTTCTGTTCAGGGGTGTCAAACGGGGAATCTTGCCGCTCGAAGCGGGGGATGCGCCAGCACCGCGTCGCGCGGTTCTTGAGGAAAAGACTGATTGGCTCGCCGCCGATGTCGCGCATGCGCTGTGCCATTTTTGGCAGAGTCATGCCCTTGAAGTTGTTGCGCGTGAGGTGTGCCTCGAGGTCCTTCATGCGGAAATATGTGCGACCTTCCTCGTCGTTGGTCCACGGCCGGCCGAGCAGAATCTCGTCGCGGTCCAGTGCTTGCTGCAAGTGTGTGCAGAACTCCTCGAGGAGATCGTTGAAGCGGCCTGTGACGGTGGTGTCTTCACTCGCGACCGTGATCTGCTCCGTCTCAACCATCTCGGTGAGCAGTGCGTTCAGGAGCTGTTCCCAGTCGGGCTTCTTCACCGCCGGGGGCAACAGGTTGAGCTTCTCGACGCAAGACTTCTGGAAGGCCATCTGGTTGAACAGGCTCTCAGTGTCAAGCTCGATGCGCTTGCCGTTGACGTCGAGAAACCAAAGTGGCGGTTCGCTCGCGTACTTCGAGAGCGCAGAGAGCTGCGGGGAGTCTGGCCCGTGGGCCCCGATCCCAAACTTGCGAGTCCTGCACAGGCCGCTATTGCAGAAGCTATTGAGCGGCGCGTCTTTGCACTTGTACCGATACTCCTTCTTATTGATCTGTTTGATCAGCATCTGGACTTCGTTGTTCGGGAGCGGAGGGCTCACGTACTTGTAGTTGTACTCGACGATCAGGTTGTCCCACGTCGCCGGGTGCGCGCGCTTGAGGTACAGGCCGATGTTGAAAAGTGCGTTGTTCCGTGTGCCCTCGGGCACGCCTTGTGCGCAGATAGCCTGTAGGCATGGTGGGCCGTCCTTGATCGGTGATTCAGGGGCCTTGGGCTCCTCTGGAAACTTCAGGTCCGGGTCCTGCACGAACTGGTCGTACAGGGTGTAGAACTCTTCAAGGGAGGCGGCCTTCCCGTCGTCATTGAAGGCGTAACGCATGGTGTCGTCGCCGCCGAAGTACGGGAGGTTCAGGAAGTTGCCTGTGTCCCCGCGCTCGACGAGGATTTCGGCCTGTTTCGGGAAGATCTCGCGACCGGCCTCGCCGAGGAGCGCCGCGGAGGCCTTCAGGTAACGCTGCATCGAGGCAGCGGGGATCGGTTCTTTGACGAACAGGAACACGTGTGCGCCGCCTGACTTGCTGCGGCACACGACAAGGGGCAGCTCGAGGCTGCGTATCTTCTTGATCAGCCCTGCGTGATCGAGAGGGTACTGATCAATATCAATGCATCCCCAAATGCAGGAGTTATCTGCGCGGATGGGGATGATGCCCAGAGAAGGCTCCACGCCTTCAAGGTGCTTCTGCCAGAGATCATCAGTTGGCGGCTTACGGACGACAACGGCTTTGCCGGCTTGCTTGCCATTACCCTTGTCGCCCTCGATCCTGTAGGTCCCATAGGCGATGTCTAAGCCCAGAAATATCGCCTTGAACCTTGTGATGTCGGTCATTTCTGCTTTCTCGAAAGAAGGGGCCTACTCGCAGTGAGTGGGGGGAAATGGCACTGCTTTCGGCCCCAGGAAACATCAGAACGGTGCGGAACCCGAGGATGCCTCACCGTCGCTATCGTGCTTGGTCTTCACCGCACCGGAAGACACCGATGCCGCAAAGCTCTTACAAATAGCGTAAATGCTCTCGTCTTCGACAGTACCGATGCGCTCGACTTCCCAGCCGAACCACTTACCCTTGTCGTTCGACTCAGGCTGCGTGGACAGACGGTACATCTGGCTGTACATCGGGGGCGTGAACAGACCGTTCTTGCCCTGGAGCTTAACCGCTTGCATCATGCTATTCCACTTACGGCTCTTCTTGAGCTGCGTGGACTTCATGACCACAAGCGCCGGGGACGGGGTGCCATCCGCGTCAACGATCATGACGTAGTGGTTAGCCGTGTTCTCGATGTAGTTGCCGTTGTCGAGGTAGTCCTTGTTGTCCCCGGGCTCCCGGTGGGTCCTGGACAGGATGTCGCTGGTAGCCGGGTAAATATGGAGTGGCGCTCCAGATCCGCTACCCCGGGGAGCCCACTCGATATACTGCCTGATGTAGGCACAAGGAATCACGGTGATGCCCTTCTTGCCGTCATAAAGCTGATTCGTTACCGTATTCAGGATCATGCCGGGCAATGCGCCGTCGAGCTCGCCCACTTCCGGCGAGGTGTTCGTCAACAGTCGCAGGAAGGGCAGGGCGAAGTCGTCCTGATTCATCCCGGAGAAGCTGCTGCCGGCATCCTCCTCGAAAGCCGAGGCGATCGCCAAAGCGGTGGAGGATTGGGTCTTTTCTGCAAGTGCTGTTCTAGCCATGGTTCGTGGTCCTTTATGATTTGATCGAGGCCTTTTTACCGATGTACGCGCCGAAGAGTTCCATGGGGAACTGCTCGCCACGTGTCACCCGCTCCTTGACCCAGGCCTTGAGGGTCGAGGGTTCGATTTTCTCGGACTGCTCGACAGGGAAACCCTGCTGACCAAGCATCCCGAGGAGACGGTTGCACAGCTCGTCCTCGCCGCGCCCGAAGCGCACGCTGACGGTGTTCTTGATGATGTCGTCAAAGCCGTGGTCCCTGAGCCATTGGAAGGCTTCGGCACGCCGGGCTTCACTGATCGAGGCGCTGTAGAAGGGCTTTATGTCGATCGAGCTGCCGTCATCCATACGGAACGACGTCATGCCGAGCTCCGAAAGCGCTTCCGGGATCGTCTCCTCGGTCAGCTTGCGGTATTGCTCTTTGTGCCCTTTAAGGACGTCTTCCGCATCGCTGATCTGCTTTTCCAGCGACTTGGCGCGACGGGCCAATGCGGCAATGCCACTGATCTGGTCGTCTTCGACCTTCAGGGCGTCCGCTTCGTTTTCAAACAAGCTCGTAAGGTTCATCAGATTCTCCTTTCTTGAAAAGATCAACCTCGAGGGGGATGTAGCGGCGTTCCCGCTTGTCCCACTTGAGGCACTTGAAGCGTCCATTGTTCTTGAACGCTGCCACCGCACAACAGATTCCTATTGCCGATGGATCGCCGATCAACAACAAATAGTCGTTGTCGGTGAATTTGTCCAGCTTACGCTGGATGCGACGTACCGTCGGTACGACAGAAAACGCAATCTGCGCGTTAGGCGGCAGGATTGTGTCGATTTGGCCGTAATCCTGAGCACTTGCAATGTTGTGCTGCAAGGTCTCGGAAACGACGTACACTTTAGGCACGGGGCAGTTCTCCTTTCTCAAGTTCTGGGACTAGTGTAGACTCGCGCTTCAGGGATTGCAAGCCCTGTCAGAAAGCGAGATCAACATGAGCCAATTTTTACAGACTTATCGGTTTAAAAACAAGCCTTTCGCGCATCAGGCCGCGTATCTTCAGCGGTTCTGGGACCATCAGGTCGCCGCCCTGTTCGCGGACATGGGCACTGGCAAGAGCTTCATGCTCATCAATAACGTTGCCATGCTCTACGATCAAGGCCGCATTAATGCTGCGCTGATCGTCGCGCCGAAGGGCGTGTACCGCAACTGGGTCGACACCGAGATCCCGAAGCACATGCCGGACCATGTGGTCTACCGCATGGCGCTGTGGGCAGCAACG